TACACGGGGATTTAAACATGAAATTGGTTTTATATCGTGTAGATAGGGGTAAAACCGAAACGGACGATACATACGGTGAAGTCGGTACGGATGATATAAAATACTTTCCACCTATCGAATTTAATGCTTTGGTTAAAGTCGAGGAACCAAAGAATAGTTCATACAAGAATGGTTTATATAGATATAATGAACCCGGTAACATTATATTATCGGTTTATATAAGACATCTTGAACAATTAAATGTGGATATAAAATACGGGGATTATATTGGTTATCCAGAATCAGAAACCAAATTAAGATATTATGTGGTTGTTAATGACGGAAAAGTGGTTTCAGATAATAAACACGTAATGTTTGGATATAAACCCTATTATAGGTCAATAACTTGTTCATACGTACAAGACCCACAATTTAGAGGAGTGTAACTATGGGAATGCCTAAAAGAAAAAATGATATTTCAATATACACTGGTAAGGAACTTTTGGCCAGACGACAAGAGTTATTAAATTTTATCACAAAATCTGACACATATTTACCAGACTCTATTTTACATGATGATTTGGATAAAGGTTTTCTTGATTATATTAATAACATTTTTAAAATAACAAGTGACAATAAAAAAATACCTGTAATTCCAAAAATTCTAACTGTTCAAAGATGGGCTGAATTACAAAATACTTGGGAATTTGTTGATGAGGATAGGAATATTACATTACCATTTATTTCAATTGTTAGAAAACCTGACGTTCAACCGGGTACAAATCCTTCAGTTCAAAGAACTATACCAAGTAGGCATCAATTTCATTATGCTACAGTTAAAACTTGGAATGGAGGACAACTTGGTGCCGATGTTTATAGAATTCCACAACCAATTGCAGTTGATATAACATATGAAGTAACAATTGTTTGTACAAAATTTAGAGATTTAAATGCATTTAATAAAATCGCAATGGAACATTTTAGTTCCAGACAAGATTATACCACAATTAAAGGTCATTACATTCCAATAATTTTGGAAAAAATAGAAGATAATACCCCAATGGAAAATTTAGAGGGTAGAAGATTCTATGTTCAAAATTATCAATTTATCATGTTAGGGTTTTTAATAGATAGTAATGAATTTGAAGTAAAACCCGCAATTAATAGAGTATTATTATTAAATGAGTTTGTGGATACAAAAGAATATAAAAAAAGTGTTATACAAAAAACAATAGAAATTTCTTTTGCAGAATTTTTGGCTGACGGTACACAAACGGTTTTTGTGGTAAATGAACCAATAGGTGTTCTTTTTTATGTCACATATAATGGTTTGAAACAAGAGGTAGGAATAGATTACTATTATATACCAACAACATCAAGGATTAGTTTTGTTGAGGCTCCCGTCGCGGGTAGCGTAATTGTTGTTGCTTATTATAAAGGTAAAACAAACTATTTTACAGACGTACAAGGAAGACCAATACAATTGGCGAGTCAAAACTACATATATGACGGTAGTTCACTAACATTTACCGTTGACCATATTATTGATAGTGTTGTTACAGTCGATATAAACGGTCTTGTTGAGGAGGAAGGTGTTGGTTATAGTGTATCGGGGTCACAAACAATAACGTTCAATTATCAACCCGTAGTAGGTTCCAGAATCAATATTACATATCTATATTAATCCTCATCATAGATATCCTTTTTTTTATTATTCCTACATAGTTCATCTATATACTTTTCTAACACTTTATAGATTTTAAGACCATGCTTTTCACAATACATTTTTAGCATCTCATGATGCTTTTTACTAATTTTTACATTTTTATTTTTGGTTTCCATCGTAAAAGATAAATAAAGATAATTAAGGATATTTTATTATCCTTTTTTCAAAAAATACGTAAATCTTTGATAAAAACAAAGATATTTATTATATAAGTAATAAAATATTTTAACAAACACAAATCAATGGCAAATTCAAACAGAGTTTTCGTTTCTCCGGGAGTATACACATCAGAGAAAGATTTAACATTTGTAGCACAAAGCGTAGGTGTTACAACTTTAGGTATCGTGGGTGAGACTTTACAAGGTCCCGCTTTTGAACCAATTCTTATTTCAAATTTTGATCAATTTAGAACATATTTTGGTAATACATCTCCTATTAAAGACGGAAATGGTAATCCAAAATACGAATTACCTTATGTAGCAAAATCCTATTTACAAGAATCAAATCAATTATTTGTTACTAGAGTACTTGGTTTAACTGGTTATAAACCAAATGAAACATTGGGTATTAAAACTTTAGGTGGTGTATCATTAACTAACGGTAATAATGTTTTGTATGTCACTTTTGACAATATGGACCCATTAAACGTTAGTGCAAGTGGTTTTTATAGTGAATTATCCACAAAACCATCTATAGATGGAACAAGTATAACTGATTATGTTGCAACAAACTTTAGTGGTTTAACTTCTGCAAATAATGGTTTATGGTTTGTAATCGGTTATGTACCTGATATAGCAATTGCTGGTTTATCAAATACTGAAGTTGCATCACCATCTACTGGTAAAGTAAATGCTGATAATAATAACGGAAAGGAATGGTATAATACATTCTTCCACAAATCTGGTGTGACTGATTCAACAATAGATTATGTTTATTCATATCTTTTTGTTTATAATTCTGGTACTTCAGTATTTGATATTATTAGATTTGAATTTACCGCTGAATTGAATTCTACATATGCTGATGTTGTTGTAGCTGCTTTAAGACCAAGAGGTCATTATAGTGGTCATACATTAATATACGAATTCACTTCACCCGCAGATTTCGCCATTTGGTCAGATAATTTTGTTGATAGCAATCCTTTTGCTGATTTCTATATAGGAATATCAGGTCGTACAGATGGACTTAAAACTTTCACATGTTCAATGGATTCAAGTTCATCAAAATATATTACAAAAGTATTGGGTAGTAATGTTTATGACAAATCATATAATGATTATCCAATTTATGTTCATGAAGTTTATCCAAATTTATTGGCTAATTTATATGAACAAGGTTTGGTAAGAGGTTTAAGTTATGATTATGTAGAACAAGCCGAAGGTACCAATTTCTTAAGAGAATGGGACACAGCAATGTCACCAATGGTAGTTTCTGAAGTTAGAGGTAATAAAGTACATGATTTATTCCAAGTTGTTACTATTTCAGACGGTGACGCATCAAACTATAATGTAAAAATCACAATTCAAAATGTTAATCTTGATAAACTTGAATTTGATATTTTAGTTCGTGATTTTAACGATACTGATGAAAATCAAGCGGTTATTGAAAAGTTTTCAAGATGTTCAATGGACCCATCTGTACCCGGTTATGTAGCAAGAAAAATTGGTACTTCTGACGGACAATATGCTTTAGTATCAAAATACATAATGTTAAATATGTCGGATAACGCACCGATAGACGCTGTTCCTGCCGGTTTTAAAGGATTTGTAAATAATAGTAATTTAGGCGGTTCCGTTTTAGGACAAACTATTTATAAAACAAATTATTTTGATGCAGGTGAAGTTATGTATTACGAAAGTGATGGTACACCAGTATTATCAAATGGTGATAGAGTGAGAAAAGTATCTCTTGGCCTTTCTTCTCAAAATGGATTCCAATATGATAATGATGTTTTAAAATTCAAAGGTAACGCAGCAGGCGGTCAAACACACGGTTTCCACTTATCAGTTAATGCCGCTTCTATTACAGGTACAACATATGATTGTACATCATATGATTTAGAAGGACAAACCGGTGGAGATAGTAATAAATTAACAAATATTAACTATCGTAAATTCACATTTGCCACTGGTGGTGGTTTTGATGGTTGGGATATCTATAGAGATGTTAGAACTAATGATGATAGATATATCTTCGGTAAATCATACTACGTTGCTGACCAATCAGCAAATGGTGTATTTAGTTCTACCGTAGGTAATTCAGATTACTATGCATATCTAAATGGTATTCAAACATTTGCAAATCCTGAAGCGGTTGATATCAATGTTTTTGCAACACCGGGTATTAACTTCTACGACCACAATTCATTAACAACGTATGCAATTGATATGGTTGAGAATGATAGAGCGGATTCAATTTATATTGTTGCCGCTCCAAACGTATCAACAGCACAAGAAATTGTTGATGATTTAGATACCGTTGCAATAGATTCTAACTATTCAGCAACTTACTGGCCTTGGATTCAAGTATTGGATACTGATAATTCAACTCAACTTTATATTCCACCAACAGGTGAGGTTTGTAGAAATATTGCGTTGACAGACAACGTATCATATCCTTGGTTCGCAACCGCTGGTTATTCTAGAGGTCTTGTTAATTCAGTTAAAGCACTTAAAAAATTGACTTTGGATGAAAGAGACAACCTTTACACTAACAGAATTAATCCAATTGCCACATTCTCAGATACTGGTACAATCATTTGGGGTAACAAAACTCTCCAAGTTAAAGAATCAGCACTCGATAGAATTAACGTAAGAAGATTATTGTTGAGAGCAAGAAAACTTATCTCTGCTGTTGCCGTTAGATTGTTATTTGAACAAAACGATGACCAAGTAAGACAAGAATTCTTAAGATTGGTAAACCCAATCATGGAATCAATTAAGAAAGAAAGAGGTCTTTATGATTTCCGTGTAACGGTTTCCAATGACCCAGAAGACTTGGATGCTAACACACTAAGGGGTAATATTTATGTTAAACCAACAAGATCACTTGAATTCATTGATCTTGAGTTTATAATTACTCCAACCGGAGCATCATTTGAGAACATATAATTTATTAGAAATCCCAAATGATAAAAAAAAAGGGTAGAGAAATCTACCCTTTAATTTTTAAAAAAATGTGACAATATGCACAAAAAAGATATAAGATTGAAAAAAGAATAATAAAAAACGGTAAAAACGATGTTCTTGATGAACTATTAAGAAGATGTAATCATGAAATTGAAAATAGATGGGATAAGTATCTATGATTTTTCACGTGGAACATTTTAAAAATCTAAAAGATGTGTTTTTAGTTTTTTCACGTGGAACATTTACCCAGTATACTAGTTCCAGTATACTGGTATTATTATTATATCTAGTTATACTGGTATTTATTTTATATTATTTATAAAAGTTATCTTATTCTAGAACTAGATATACTAGATACTAGTAAAAAATATATAAAATTTTCGACATAATCAAGTGTTATTGTAATTTTTTTCAAATTTTTTATTTCCAGCATCATATACCCTCAAATAACCTAATTTTTCCATTATTTCTTTTTCAGTTGAATCTTTATCAAATCCCATTTTAACTAATCTATCTTTTCTAAAATTAAATCTGTTGTATCTTTTTAAATCGTTTGGTTTTATGTAGAAATAATTTGGTTTAGTTACTTTTATAAATTTGAAACCTAAATTCAGATATGTATTTCCGGAAAAGAATCTAACATCGCAATAACTAATAATTTTTTTTGGTTTTATTGCTTTTTCAAAATAAGCTAATAATCTATTAGAACCACCAACAATTTGATATTTCATAGAAGAACATAATCTTATCATTTCATAATGGTCATCAACTTTTGATAATCCCATGATTTTTCTATTGGAAGAGAATGACATTACTTGAACTAATTCACGATTATAAAATAGTCCCAATTTTATTTTAGCCGGAGCGTAACCTTGTAAATGGTAAGTATCAACAAAATATTTATAAACTTCATTATCAATAAAACCTATTTCACATTTTCTAGCATATATCTTTTCTTTGGGCGAGTTTAATTTATTTTTTATAATTTCTTTTATCATTTCCTTCTTGTATTTCCATTCATCTTCCCATATTTGAATTAATTGTATATTGTTATCTATTGCTGATATCCACTTATTTTGATGATAATCCGGGTTTACAAATTTTTCAGAGTGGTAATATAATCCATGTAACTCAAATCCAACTTTCTCGTTTTCAAAATAAAAATCAATCTCTTTAGGTGATATTTTTTTTCTATCATGTTTCTTAAATTCATATCCTTCATCAATTAAATAATTTTCAAATTCACTTTCAATTGAAGATTGATAGGGAGGAACACAATTTTTACATAAATCTATATTATTTCTATTTCTGTAATTAAAAGTATTGTAATCATGTATTGATACCTTATCACAATTGGGACACATATAATATATATCAGAATCATTTTTAATAATTTCTTTGGATTCATACTTATATTCATATTTCAACTTCATTTTATTTTTATAATAATCAGTCTTTGTCATAATTGGATTTCCATATTTCTCATTAATTTTTTCTTGTATAAATTCTTTTTTTTCAAAAATATTCTCAACACCATATCTTTCTTTATTAGTTTTTTTTATTTTATCACGAATCTTCTCAGAAGACATGGGAGATAAACCACCGTATTTTCTTAGGTTAGTAGATTTACTTTTATTTATATGTGATTCTGATTTATTTGTACAAGAAAGAGAACAATAAATCCCGTAACCAGAATTGAAAGATTTACCAAATTTTAATTGTTTAATACAATTATGACATTTTGGGATTTCCTTTAAATCATTCAAATAAAGATATAATTGCTCCTTAAATGGAATAGAATCTAATTCATGTAACAAACAATGTTGTTTTATTTCTAATAAAACATCTGGTTTATTACATTTAAAATAACTTTCTTTTGTTTTGTAACCAGATTTATTTTCTTGTAAAATAAAATTTTTTAAAATTTCTTTATTTTTTTCCATACGATAATATTTATAAAATATAATAAACTAAAACAAATATATAATAAATATGGCAGACTTATTAATGAAAATGCCGGTTCCATATGAACCGAAAAGACAAAACAGATTTATCGTTAGGTTCCCTTCTTCTTTGGGAATTAACGAGTGGTATGTAAGTTCAGCAAAAAGACCTACAGCCAAAATAAATGCTACAGAAATTCAGTTTTTGAATACTTCAACATATGTTGCTGGTAGATTTACTTGGGAAACAATTCAAGTAACATTCAGAGATCCAATCGGACCTTCAGCATCCCAAGCATTAATGGAATGGTTCCGTTTACATGCGGAATCAGTAACTGGACGTATGGGTTATGCCGCTGGTTATAAAAAAGATATCGAATTGGAAATGCTAGACCCGACTGGTGTTGTAGTTGAAAAATGGATTCTTCAAGGTACATTCATCACAGACTTAAACTTCGGTGATTTGGATTATTCTAGAGATGATTTGGCAAATATCCAATGTACTTTAAGAATGGATAGATGTATCCAAGTATACTGATATAATAGTATTATTATTATTAAACCGGTAACCAAATTAGTAAATCTGTCTAATGGGTTACCGGTTTTATTTATATCCTTTACTTTACTAAATTTTTATTTATTATTAATGTATGGAAGATTTCAGAATAGACCCAAGCATTGCATATGATGTAGTTGAATTACCAAGTCGTGGTATTCATTATCCAAATGGAAAAAAATCAGTTAGAGTCGCTTATTTAACAGCATCCGATGAAAATATTTTAAACGCTCCAAATATAGTACAAACAAATTCTGTTGTTACTGAACTTCTAAAAAGAAAAATTTTAGATAGAGATTTGAATGTGGATGATATTGTGGAGGAAGACAAGCAAGCAATCTTGATATTTTTAAGAAATACCGCATTTGGTACGGAGTATAACATAACACTAATTGACCCAAAAACAAATTTAGATTTTGAATATACTTTTGATTTAGGTTCTTTAAATTTTAAACCATTTAATTTAAGTCCAGATATTAATGGCGAATATCCATTTACATTACCAAAATCAAACATAGATATTACTTTTAAATTTCTTACAAAAAAACAAGAAAACGATATTGATGAAATATCAAAAAGTTGGAATGGTTTAGGTGTAGCACCAATCATAACAAAGCAACTTGAGGGAATGATTAAGTCAGTAAAAGGTAATAAAGACCCTATGTTTATTAGAAATTTCGTTGAGAATTTACCAATTAAAGATTCTCAAGCATTTAGAAAGTACGTAAACGATAATAAACCCGGTTTAGATTTAATACAAAAAGTAAAAGCCCCATCAGGAGAAGAAGTCCAATTTCAAATTGGATTTGGGGTTGAATTTTTTCGCCCTTTCTACGGATTATAAGAAAAATCAATTATCAGAAATTTTATTCCTTATCAAAAAAGGATTTTCTTATGGTGATATAAATATAATGCCGATTTATATTAGGAAGTATTATATCCAATATATATTAGAATTGGAAAACAAACAATAATCTATTTATTGTAATATGAATCCACAATTATATAACTATGCTAAAAGCGGCGATAGAAAAAATTTTTTAATATTATATAAATCAATATTTGGTGGTAATGACACATCTGCTGGAATTGGTTACAACGCATATATTTCACAAATTCAAGGTAATAGTATTAATGTACCGGGGAGATCATCAACAACAAGTGGTGGTTCGAGTTCCCCAAGTGGAGGTGGTGGAGGATTTTCTATAGGAAATACCATAGGTAGTGTTGGTGACGCTATAGCAAAAGCATTTGAAGCTTCAGAAGCAACATTTTTTCCGAATTTAAATGAAGAAATGCGAACCACTTCTGATATTTTAAGTGGTATGATTGGCAAAAATGGTATTCTTACTGAATTTTTAAGCGCAAACCCATTTGAGGCATTAAAAAATACTTTAACCAAAGTTATAGGTACTGGTTATGATATGTTTATAATGCAATTACAACAACAATCTGCATTAATTACTCAAATTAATGAGAAAGTTGGTATGACCGGTAAGTTATCTGAAGATTTTAGAACAGAAATAACTAATGCGAGTCCAAGACTATTACAAATGGGTATAAGTTTTGGTGAATTAGCTGAATCTGCGGGTAACTTAGTTGTACAAAGTGGAAGATTCATTACATTAACAACAAGAGATTTAGAAAGAACTGGTTTAGTTGCAAAAGATTTTGTTGGTTCAATAGGTGATTTAGTAGCATCATTTAAAGAATTTGAAGGTATTGG